ACTTTGGAATCTACGGATTTAGTGCACAAGAACTGAAAGATGCTACAAGATTTTTATCATCAAGTCAGTTAAATAAAGTATTTAATGAAGAAACACAAAGTTTTCTAGTATTAGAACTTATAAGGCAACGAGCTAATAGAACAAATAGCATTAGAGGTGCTATCATACAAGCCAAAAAAGGTGGTGAACAGACTGTCTTTGCAGGCGATGAAGCTGAAGGTAGATGGGATAGACTCATTTCCTTAGATTTAGATGAACAAAAAGCTGTTTTAGACTTGTTTCCTAATTTACGTGATACGCCTATGAACCAGTTTCATAATCTTACATACAAAGTAGTCGAAGGTATCGAAAGTGAAATAGAAAACTACGAAAGAAACAGAAGAAAACAAAAACAACGGCTAAAAAAAACTAGAAGATGACAGACTCAAACTACTCGAACCCTGAAGTCGAAGTTGATGAGGATTACGTTAATTATTTAGCGGATCTAGCAGAACAGGCTACAGATGAGTACGAGCGAAGAGAGGATGCACAAGAAGCTGCACAGGCACAGTTAGAAACAGACGAAAGGGTTGCTCAAGAAGTACAAGACGATCCTAGAAATGAAGAAAACTGGGGTGCTAAGGCACTCATAAAAGAGGGACAATCTATATTGTCTGGCGGTATTCAAGATACAGCATCATCTATCGCTACGTTTCCAGAGCGTACAATAGATGCGTTGTCTGGAGAAATGCAAGAACAACGACGAGAGACTGGTAGATATAAACCAGACTGGAGTCCTTTCGGTGGGTACGATAACCCAATCGAAACAAAAACATGGTGGGGTAAACAGTTACGTGGTTTGGTACATTTTGGTACACTTGCACTCGGCACAGTCGCAGCAGCTAAGGCTGCCGCAGCTACCGGAGTTGTCACAATACCAGCTGGTTTACTTGCACTAACCAAAGGCAACCTAGTTAGAGGTGCTGCCGTAGGTGCTGTGTCTGACCTTATATCAAAAGAGTCAGACGAGCAAAACGCTTTAGGTGCATTGCGTGACAGGTATGGTTGGATAGATACACCGATATCTACAAAAGATACTGACCATCCAGTCGTAATGAAGATGAAAAACATTGTTGAAGGTATGGGCATAGGTCTAGTCTTTGATGGTTTTGCATACACACTAAAGAAAGGTAGTGATAAAGTTATTGAACAGATAACTAAACGTAATAAAAGCTTAGAAAATCAAACAGTACAGGCTGGTATAGCACAGCTTCGTAAAGGTGAAGAAGAGTTTAGAGCAGATAAAAATGCACCTATATCTCAACCACACCAAGGAGCACATATATCAGAAGTAGATCCACAAACAGCCAGAGAACAGTTGTCAAAAACACGTACTCAATGGGGCTCAGAGGAGGGTTCTACTGGTAGTGTTACAACACCCATAGAACGAGAAAGAATAGCCTTAGAAGGCGGTACAGACGACGCTACGGTCGAACGAATCATGAAAGGTTTGATGAGTAGCGAAAAGTTTGCAAAAGAACTAGATGCAGCAAAAGGTGATAGAAAAGCCTTGGTAGCTAAATTTAGAGAAGCTATTGAAGGTCATCAACGTATTACACAAGGCAGAAATGCTCTAGAGATGTCACCGCAGCAGTATCTTAAAGAACTGCTAGAAGCTAATCCTGATATAGTTGATGGTATAGAAATATGGACATCTAAAAACGTAGTGATCGCAGACCTCGTAGTAGGTTCGCTTCTTAAACAGGTACGTGATTTAGGTGTAGCTGGTCGAGAAATTGCAGATATTGTAGATATACAAGATATAGATGGCCCAGCCAAACAGCTTGTAGATACTATGCTTACTGCATTATACGAAACAAAGAAAGCTAGATTTGTAAAGTCAGACTCATTTAGAGAACTAGGTCTTGGTAAAAAAAGCAAGAAAACTGTAGAAGAAGCGACACAAGCTTCTATGGAAGACGCTAAAGACTCTATTATGTCTATACTAAAAATAGCTAAAGATGACAAAGATGATAATATGCTCAACGCTTTGTATGAAGCATTTTCTATGATGGAGAATGTAAATACATTAGATGACTTTGACAACTGGGCACGCAAGACTATTCTTGGTGGTGCTTTAGAAGAAGGTGGAGCAAATCGTACAGGTTCGATGATACGTGAGCTAGAAGGTGTAATGTCACACAGTATACTATCTGGCCCTAAAACACCTATTCGAGCAATCATGGGTACATCTACTGCAACATTCTTACGTCCATTAGCTCAGAGTCTAGGTGCAATATTAAGGCTGCCATTTGATGGCAACGTGGCTGACGTAAGAGCAAGTCTTGCATCCGTAAATGGTATGATAGAAGCTATACCAGAATCATTTACTTTATTTAGAAGTAAACTAAACTCATATTGGAAAGGCGACATCAGATCAATAAAGACACGTTTTATCGAGTTTACAGCAGCAGACGATAACTGGGAGATACTACGTCGTTGGGCAGAAGATAGTGGTAGAGCTACACCCGGAGAAACCGCAGCGTTTCGTGTAGCAAACCTAGCACGTCAGATGAACAACAGTAACTACCTAACATACTCTACCAAGATTATGGCTGCAACTGACGATGCGTTTGGTTACATCATGGGTCGTGCAAAGATGCGTGAGAAAGCTATGCGTAGAGTTCTTGAGTTACAAGACAACGGCTATAAAACACCAAAGATTACACCAGAGTTAATGCGAGCATATGAAGATGACTTTTATGCACAAATCTTTGACTCTAATGGCAACATTGTTGACGAAGCTACAAAGTTTGCACGTAAAGAAGTTACACTTACACAAGAGCTTACAGGCTTTGCAAAAGGTCTAAACGATGTGTTTACTGCTACACCACTAGCCAAACCATTCTTTTTATTTGCTAGAACTGGTGTTAATGGTCTTGCACTTACAGGTAAATACACACCCGGTTTTAACTTCTTAGTCAAGGAGTTTAATGACATAGCTTTTGCTAATCCTAATGATCTAGCTAGTGTAAACAAGTATGGTATATTTACTGCTGAAGAGTTAGCCAATGCACGTGCTTTGCAAACAGGCCGATTGGCAATAGGCTCTGCTGTTACATTCATGGCTGTGCAAGCGTGGATGCGTGGTGATCTTAACGGTAATGGCCCAGTTGATAGACAGAAAAGACAGCTATGGCTTGATGGTAAGTGGGAACCTAGAACAATTAAACTAGGTGCAGTTCGTGTTGGTTACGACCAGTTTGAACCATTTAACCTTATTATGTCTACAGTAGCTGACATAGGTGATGCAAGTCAACTTATGGGTGAAGAGTGGACAGAAAACGAACTAGGTAAGATAGCTCTTGTTGTAGCACAAGCTGTGACAAGTAAGTCATATCTAGCTGGTATACAGTCTTTTGTTGACCTATTTGCTGGTAGACCCGGACAAACAGGCCGTATTGTATCTGGACTAATTAACAACCAAGTACCACTAGCTGGTATACGTAATGACTTAGGTAGATTATTTACTCCTTACATGCG